TTCACAGCCCAGGGCGAGCTTGAGCACCTTTCCGACCTTGGGCGGCGCCAGCTGGCCATCGTGATTGTGGATGGTGAGATCTAGCGTGTCGGCCTCATCGCCCCGCTTCTCGGTCAGGGTCAGGTCGATGATGCGCGGATTGACGCGGCTCGAAAGATCCACCCCGTTGTCGAGCACCAGGCGGCAGGCTGCCTTGTTGGCGATCATCGGCTTTAGACTCCACGTTCTAAAAATGGACTTTGCAAACGGTTGAATTTAGGCGAAACACTCAGATTGACGCCAAGATGGGGAGGATCGAAGCGCCATGTTAAGTTCCATGGATGATGGGCGGAATCGCGTTCTCCTGGGTGTGCTTCTGGCCAATTTCCGCTTGGTTGAAGCGCTCGTCTCGAAGGGGCTTTTGTCGCCGAACGACGTGACAACGATCCGGAATGAATTGCGAGAATGCTTCAATGACCGCACAACTCGGGGTGCCCATGGGGCACCTGATCGGGATATGCAGCATATCGACTTGTTGTTTGCAAAGGCCTACCGCCAAGCCAAGGAGCAATGGGTAGAGCCAGGGGCATCGCCTGATGCATCCAGCGCGAGCTAAAATGCCGTTTGCGCAGGGGCATAAAAGCACTAGTCCTGCCTCACAAGATCGACCGCGAATTCCGTGCGCCGCGCGATTCCGCCTGCGATGATCGAGGTGCCCTTGAGGTCTATGTTCTCGATGCGGTAGCTCCCCCAGATCTGGCCCGCGCCATCGAGCAGCGGCCAGTTGTCGCCGGTGCTGGCCATGTCCACCAGGTTATCGATCGCGCTGAAGCTGCCCGCGACCTCGGGCACCAGCACGCCGGTAAAGCTGACCGTGTCTTCGCCGAGCCCGACATATTGCGCCGCGGGGCGCTCTGTGTGCCGCTCGCTGGTCGCATGCCTCCAGCTCATCCGGCGCTGGAATTCCTGATAGGGAAGGCTTTTCATTCCGAAGACGAACATGCCGAGCACCATCAGCTCGGTGCCCTGCGGCAGGCCCGCAGTGCGCAGGGCCGAGGTATCGCGCGTGGGCGTAGCGGATAGCGCGCCTAAAAGATCATCGAGCCTGCGGGCGTCAGAGCGCACCTGGTCGATGCGACCCCGGGCCTTGTCGAACGGCAGATTCAGCGAGGGCGGGAAGCGCATCGATCAATCATCCTCATAGCTGGAGCGGCGGCGGACGCCCTTGGCACTCTCGATTTCGCTCATCACCCGTTTGGCCAGAGCCTTCGCATCCTCGCCGGGCAGCTGGTGGATGTGGATGGTGACCGGTGCGCCGCCGCCGAACGCCGCGCCGCTGCCAGCTGAGGCGGCAGCAGGGCGGATTGGCGCCCCGGTGGCAGCCAGGCGGGGCATGCCACCCTTCGCCACGCTCTCGGCAAGCCGCTGAGCCGACTGGATTGCGCGCCCCCTTCCCCCATCGATCCCCATCGCCATGCCGGCGCTGACATGCCCGCCCAGCGCCATGAACAGGCGGCTTGGCGACTTGATACCGAGGAATGCCTTGATCTTGTCGATACCGATGCCGACGATGCGCTTGAGGGCATTGAAGACGCCCATGGGGTTGCCGAGGATACCCGAGATCAGCCCCTGCACGATCGCCTTGCCGATCGGCCCCATGTTGCTCACGAAGCTGCGGATATGGGCGAGCGCGCCGTTGAACGTCTTCTTGATCGTGTCCCAATGGGAATAGATCATATAGGCGGCGAAGGCGATGCCGGCGACCAGCGCAATCATCGGGTTGGCGAGCATAGCGCTGCCAAGGAACATGATCGCCTGGCCAGCTACCCAGGCACCCGATCGCAGCAGCCACAGGCCCTTGCTAAGCACGCCCAGCGCGCGCAGCTTCTGAAACCAGCCCCATGCGGTGGCGAACGGACCGATGATGCCCCCGAGGGCGATTTTCGCGGCCCCAAGCCCCAGCTTGAAGACGGCGAGACCCGCGACCAGCTTTATGATCGTCGCCGCTGCCTCGGGATTTGCCTGCGCCCAGTTCGAAACTGCCATGGCGATACCGCCGACCTGAGACAGCGCCTCGGTCATGATGGGCAGCAGGGTGGTGCCGAGCGTGATGGCAAGGGTCGACGCTGTGCCCTTGAACGCCTCCCAGCTGACATTGGCATCCTTGAGCACGCGCTGATCGAACGCCTTGTCGATGACACCGCTGGATTTCAGGGACTTGTCGCGGATGGTGCGATATTCGTCGAGGTTCTGGATCAGGCTGCGCAGCGCGCCCTGGGCCTGCATGTCCTCAAACGCATAGCCCAACTTTTTCAGGTCACCGCCGGTGGCCTGTTTGGTGATCATGGCGATGCTCTCGACCGTGTCATAGCCCTGAGCCTCGAACTTCTTCATCGCGGCAGGCAGGTCGATTCCGAAATTCTTTTCGAAGGCCTTCACCGTGGTAGGCGCGTTGATCTTGGTCAGCAGATTCTGGATGTTGTTCGCCGCCTGGTCGGCGTTGCCGGTGCCCTTCTCCGCGATCTGCAGCGCGGCAGACAGTTGCCCCACCGCCGGCACGCCCTTGGCCCCCAGCGCCTGCATCTGCGCGGTGAGCGCCGGGAAATGGCGCGCCATGTCTCGGATCTCGAAAGCGCCCATGTTGCCGCTGGCCGCCATGACATCGAGCGCGGCACTCGTCTGGCTGATCGGCACCTTCAGGTTGTTGAGATTGGCATACGCCGCAGCAGCGCCGTCGCCCAGATCGACGCGGAATGCGGTGCCGAGCCTGCCGATGGCAGGCGCGAGCAGCACGGCCTGGCGTGGATCGAGACCCTTGCCAGCCAGCACATCGACCGCCTGGCGCATGTTCGCCGGCAACTGCTTTGACGCCTGTGCCGCCTGGACGATCGTATTCTGCAGGCGCTGGGTGGCCGCGTCGGACAGGTCCGCCTTTTGCTGGATATCGACCATGCCGGTGGTGAAGTCTGCCGCCGCCTTGGTGGCGAGGATCAGCGGGGCGAGCAGCGATGCGCCCTGGGCAAGGTCCGACTGGCCCGACGATATCAGATTGGACGCCATGGCCTTGCGGTCGGCGGTCTTGCGCTCGATCGCGGCGAGCTGCCCCAGCTTGGCCTTTTGCTGCTCGATCTGGCGGTTGGAGAATTCGAGCTGGCGGGCGAGATCGCGCTCGAGATTGATCAGCGCGGTGACGTTGCCGGTGGCAGACTGCATCTGCCTGCCGACATCTGCGAGCTCGCGCTTGAGGCGGCTGGATTCATCACCCATCGCCTTGAGCGCGATCGAGCCCTTCTTGCTGGCACCGGTGATGTTGCGGATCGATCCGGAGAGCTTGTCAGCCCCGATGAAGCTGACCAGCAGCGACAGCTTGTTGCTCACGTCTCTCGCTCCATCCGCTCATCAATCCTTGCCGCCATGCATCCGGTTCCATCGATCGACCGCCTTGCTGCGCCAGTAGATCAGCTCCTCGAATTCCAGCGCCTCCAGCTCCGACAGCGGCCAATGGAAGATCGCGGCAATATCGGCGATCAGTTCGTCGACACCGGTTCCCCGGACGTCATCCTCTCGATCAGCGCCCGTTCTGCCCGGGTCAGAAAAAAACCACGGATGACGCCCCCGATCTCGGCCAGGTCTGCCGGGTCAAGATCGCGCGCCTCGGCATCGGTGAGGATCGGGTCGGAGATCCGGGGCACCAGCGTCATGATGGTGCTGACATCGGTGGTGAGGAGATCCTGCAGGGTCAGGCCACGCAGCTCGCCCGACTTGGGCTTGCGCAGCACCAGGCTGGTGATCTTCGTCTCGCCGCGCACGATCGGCTCGAGCAGGTCGATCGGGTCAGAGAAACGCGACGTGCCGGCGCTGGTGGCGGGGGACGTGGTTTCGTTGGTCATCTGGGGGAGCCTTCACATTCCAGGGGGAGGATGGATCGGGCCGGGGGCACCTAACATACCCCCGGCCCTGCCCCGCCCGCGCCGTCCCCCAATGGCAGCGCGCGCGGAATCGAAGAGGGAGTTACAGCCCGATGGCGGCGCGGATTTCAGCGTAGCGATCGATGCCATCGACCAGGAAAATCGCGTTGATCATGTCGATCTCGAGCTCGACGCGGTTATCGACCACCAGCTTGTAATAGGAGAGTGGCAGCTTGAACTTGTGCTCGGTATCCTCGCCGGCTTTGGCATTGCCCATGTCGATCTCTTCATGACGCCCGCGCATGACCGTCTCGACCGACTGGACGGCGCTGCCATCGTCGCGCTGGTAGGCCCCGACCAGGCGCAGCAATACGCCATCGACGCGCGGCGTGCCGAACTGCCGGAGAGCCTGAAGAACAAGGCCACCATTGGTGAACTCGGCTTCCATAAGCTGCAGGCCCATATCGAGCTTGACCGGGCCGAGCATGCCGCCGCCGCGCCATTCCTCCATCTGCAGGGCGATCTTGGGCTGAGTGAATTCAGCGATCTGGCCCATGTAGCTGTTGCCGTCGTTGTAGAGGTTGAAGTTCTTCAGCTTGCGGGGAAGGCCCATGGCGGTGTCCTTTGTCGATCGAGGGTGTCAGCAGCGGCGGTCAGTTGAGCTGGTCTGCGAAACCGGCATAATAACGGTCGGTAATCCGCTGATTCAGGATGATGTTTTCCGCCGGTGCAGCAGGGGTGAAATCATAGTCGATGGTCAGCTTGCCGCTCGCCAGATCGGTCTGGCTGTTGAGCGCGGGATCGAACCAGGCATTGCCGTCGATAATGCGGCCCTGCGCCTTTAGGCTGCGGAATTCGGCGTTGATCGTCTCGATAATGTCCTTGATCAGACCACGCGTCATCGGCTTGTCCACCGCCCAGGCAAGGCCCTCGGCGATGGTATCCTGAAGCACCTGGGCGGTGCGCACCGCGCTCTCGAACGCGAACTCGGGCAGGTCGCTGCAGGTGCGGTTGCCCCAGAAGCGATAGCCGTTCATGCGGATGATGGTGGTGACCTGACCATCATTGAGCACGCCGGCGGGGGTGGTGGCATCCTGCAGGTCGAAATAGACCGATTTGTCGATGCCGCTGACACCATCGACCGCGACGTTGGAGAGCGTCTTGTGCCAGCCCTGCTCTTCGTCGATGCGCGCGCGCAGGCCCAGAGCGCGGGCAACGGCATCGCCCGCGAACTGGTTGGTGAAATTGGGCCAGACCAGCATCAGCTCGCGCGCGGAGAATTCCTCGCGATAGGTCAGCACATCGGCGATCTCGTCGCCGATCGCGCGCGCATAGACCATGGCGCGCAGCCGCTTGGCGATGATCACCATCTCGGCGGTCACTTCCTGCACGTCGAGGCCAGGACATCCAAGGATGCGCGGGCGAATGCCGAGCTGCGCCTGGGCATCGAGCAGGCACTGCATGCCGGTGGCAACGCCGCCGGTGTTGCCGCCGATCACGTTGGCGGCGGTTTCCGCATCGTCTTCGCCGGGGGCAACGCGCACCACGACAAGGATCGGGCTGGTCTGATCCGCGATGGCTTCGAGCGCGGGCAGCAAGGTGCCGCCTTCGCCGGCGTCACCAATGGCAGAACGGATATCGGTGACCAGCACCGGGGTGTTGATCGGAAAGGCCGCATCGAGCGCGGCGGCGGGCGGACCTGCATCGGCGGTGGCGGTGGCGACCAGGCCGATGACCGCGCTGGCAATGGGCACGATGGGACGCGCGCCGGTGGTAAGCTCGTTGACCTTGATGCCGTGCATGATGATCTCGCCTCTGCTGGAGTTCGGGCTGTGCCGTTTGCAGCAGAGACAAGAGGGAAAGCCTGGCCAAAGGCCAGCAGGCGCGATTGTTACCGGGCCGATTACAACGATGTCAGGTGTTGCTGGGGCTGGCCCCGCCGCGCCGGATAGGGATCGAGAGCTGGACGCGGCTGTTGGCCTGGCCGATGTCGGTTCTCTCGCCCTCCAGTGCGATTACCAGCTCGCCGGGCTGCTCGCCCAGGCCGATCGCGATGCGCTTAAGCCGCAGGCGCGGTTCCCAGCGCTGCAGCGCCAGAGCGGTCGCGCCATAGAGCAGCAGGCGGGTCGCTCCATTGATGGGCTGGTCTATCAGGTCGAACAGCATAGAGCCGTAATCGCGGCGCATGACTCGAGTGCCCAGCGGGGTCGAGAGGATATCGCCAATCGACTGCGCCAGGTGCGCGTTGCCATCGAGCTGCTGCCCCGTGGTCTTGTCGATTCCCAGCATCTGCAGTCCCCTTATACCGGCGTGCCGGACTGTCCGCCGCCGGGCTGGACGCCACCGTGCTTGTGCGACTTGAGGCTGATGCCAGCGGAAACCACATCTTCGCTTGCGGTGAGCGTGCCGTTGAGCCTGACATCGCCGTTGATGGTGACCCCGGCCTCTGCGTTGATG